GTCGCCAGTTGGGATGCGGAATACATCGCCGTCTGCAATGGTCTTCGCCGTACTCAGCGCGGCATGAACCAGCATATTGCCGCCGGTAGATGCGTCATGTACGCCTATATGGCTTACAGAGCCCCAATTGGCTGTAGCGGCAGGAAACTCTACCGCAGCGGTGTTGCTTGCCGTATCGCCCGTTACAGAGAAGGTGACAGCGGTTCTCGCATATGATCCGCCAGATACCTCAGTTCCTGCAGCGCCGGTATCGGTTGGGTCTGAGGTGAACAGGCCAACGTACCAGGTTGTTGGTCGAGTAACTGAATCCGTAGTCAGCGACCATTGGAGTACAGTTGTCTCAAAAGCATTTACAAAGCTCATTAATAGCTCCTAATTTTGAGTTTTAGCCCAGAGCCACCACTGCGGATTCTACGGCTTTCTGTGTTGATGGATTGGACAGCGTTAGAGTATAGCACAGACCAGACCTGCATCCTCTGATCGTCCTTTAGGTACGGGGCTGATTGCATCAATGACCCGTACAGATATGCGTCTGGATTGCTAGTCAGCAGCCAGTTCGTTGTATTGCTGTCTGACAGTGCCGGGATCGGCTTGTAGTACATCAGTTCAGTCGAATATGTTGTGTCTGGCGTGGGATAAACCTCAAAGCTCTCGCCAACGATGGCGTAATACCTTGGCTTTCCGGTCGCGCTATTCTCATTGCGGAACTTCAGCATCTCAGCGAGGCTGATCAGTTCGATCTCAGATGACTTGTCATCGTTGACATGGAAGCGGATAGACTCAAGCCAATCAGCTGGCACCTGAGAGAAGCGGGTGTCTACCTCGCCCTCTGCCCGCTCAATCATCTTGTGATGGCGTATCTCTCTACCCATCTGGGCCTCTGCAAGCGCAATGAAGTCGCCAGCAACGCTAGCCAGGTCATCCCGGTTGAGGAAGTCAGCGATTGACGCCTTGAGCTCACTGTAGTTTGAGATTGCCATAACTTACTTCTTTTTTCCCTTCTTGCGCTTCTTTCCGCAGGCCATTATTTGCTCCTTGATTTAGTCCCCGAGCACTTCCATCGTTTTCTGGACAGTCTCAGGGGTGAGTTAGGGTCTTTCGCAGCCTTCGGGTGACTCTTCATCTGACCGGCCGATCGAGCGCAGTATGCGTCGCCCTTCTTGGTTCCCGGCTTTACCTTAGCGCCCTTCTGGCCGTAGCTAACCTTCTTGCCAGACGCAGTCTTTTTGACTTTCGCCTTGCCTTTAGCTGGCCTCATCCAATTATACCTTTAGCAACCGCAGAGCACTGTTAAGCTCTTTGTCTATTTGTCTAATGTGCTCTTCTCCGCACTCCTCGCAGATCGGAACACCGCAAATGTGCGACTCTTCCAAGTCTTCTACCGAGTTGCCGCAAATGTTACAGCTGTCCTTCATCGTCTCCACTCCTTGCCACCATCCCCGCCGTAGTTGCTCCTAGCAGGCCGTACATTGGCATATTACCGCGTATGAATCCACGCAGCACCTCTTCTGGCGTTTGCCCAGTAAGCCGCGATGTGCGCTCAATCATTTCGTTAATTTCAGTGATCATTGGCTTGCCTTCATAGCCCTTGAATCCAGCCCAAGACACATCTTGGAAGTTAGCTGGCTGCACACCTCGCTTCGCTGCCTCCTCCGCAACAATGGCCTCCATTATCCCATAAGCGCCATCTGGAGGCGCATTTAAGGGCTTCCCGCCAGAGGTCATGCCCCGGGTCATTTGCTCATCAATTGTCGCTCTTGATCGGTCTCCAAGGAAGTTCGCGGAGAAGTTAAAGCGTTTCGGTGTGTCTGCAGCAGTCAGGCCCTTGCCCTGGTTGATTACCTTGTCATACATCGCCATGTTGCCGGTCACATATCTACCGCCAATCGGATATGGCATTTCATATGCAGCTGATGGCGGAGACATACCCTGATTACGCAAGAAGTTGCCGTAAGCGGCCATCAGGAGGTTTGAGCGCGGATCTGCGCCGCCGGTTGTCGCTGCCATAGCGTCAGCAAACCTTTCCTTAAACGCCTGCCTGCCAGCCTCTGGGCCTAGCTCAGCAATGAATGCATCCTCAAGCTGGCCCATTGCATACCAATCCTGCGCCATAGGCCCCTGACCAGCATCGAACGCCGCGTTCAGTGCCGCTCTAGCCTCCGGGGTGTCAAACTGCTCTCGCTTCTTATCAATTGTCTCCTGCTTCTTTGGCAAAGTGTCAGTCAGCGTGTTGCCTTGGAGATTGTATTGAGAAGGGTCTGCGTAATATCGATCCTCCACTGGGAACATGGGCTCAAACCCGCTCTCTTCCATATCTTTCATGATTGCGGATCTTTGTTTCTCAACCGCCCTCTGCTCTTCAGACGAGCCTTTTGATAAGAATGATTGATTTTTCTTCTTATCAAACTTCTCGACGGGAGCCCCGACCTCTGGGTATCGCTTGGCAAGCGCCCTAAATGGAGCAGCTGCGGCATCCCCTATCACTGGCACTACCCCAAGCGCGGTTGCCGTCCCAAGCAAGCCTGCCTCTACTAGATCGCCTCTCTGAGCGGCATCTACCGTTTCTGCTCCGCCTTTGACATCGCCAACACCAGGAAGCAGATCGACAATGCCGAGAAGCCCGTTAGCGGTCTGTCTGGCCGCATATGGATTGCCCTCATACAGCCCGGCACTCAGCAGCCCTCTAGTTATGAGGTCGCGAACCGTGTCAATCATCCCCGGCTCAAACGGGACTAGCTGAGACTCTTCTCTATCGGCCATCTTCGGATCTCTTCTTTCTAGCGTACTCTAGCGCCATCTCAATTAACTGTGATGTCGGGACTCTCTCGCCCGTGAATGCGTCAATGCCTGCCACGTTTTCGTAATAGTCCTGTATCGAGTCTTCTGGGCGATCGGCATAACCTTTGTATTGATATGCTCGGGCCATTTCTTTTGCCACCTGGGGCGATATACCCTCTCTAGCGGCCCAGTCGTAGCCACCAGCAAAGTTAATCGCCATATCCAATAAACCCCGATCTACCCGTGGGCCTAGCTCTGGATACTCTCGCTTTATCCTTTGCGCCACCGCCTCTGGGAACGCAATGTGCTGCATTGCATCTACCGGGTTTGCCAGCACAGTCATCAAGTTGTGATCCTTGATTCTCTGCAGCAACCCGTAGTTTTCAAAGGGGTTATCCGCCATGCTTAATTATACCTCATGCAAGGCCCCGAATGTTCCTTCTGATAGGCCCTGACGTCCATTGCTGGGCTGGTCTGTGGCCCACACAGAGGTATCTGAATGCGTCTGCAGCGTGAGACGTCCAATCATGCTTTGGCCTGCCTCTCCACGCCTTCCCGGAGTCATCCCAATCCCTACGGTACTGCATGAGTGCGTCAATGCCCCGCTCGCACTTCTTTGCGTCAAACCATGCCATAGGGACGCTCGATCGCACCTGCTGGATACCATCCTCAACACTGAGCATGGGGCAGATTTCTATATTGGTAAGGCCAAGGGACTGCAGCACCTCATATCGTGACTTGCCGGTGCCGAGCTCTTTTACCCTGACGTCATGCGGAAGGATGTGGTTGGTGTAGTGATAGCCCTTCTCGTCAAGAACCTTGGCGTAATGGTCTAGCGCGTATCCGCTAGCTTCGTAGTAATCAATGATCCTGATCTCTTTCCCCACGAACTGGGCGAACCAGATCGCAGTTGAGTCATCCATGCCCAAGTCCCAGGCGGTGACTACCCCGGTGCCCTTGTCATACGGAACTGCGCTGATGCGGCCGTCTTTCTTCGCGTCCAGCATCTCATGGGCGTAGTAGGCCCCATCTGTATAGACAATGAAGCCGCCATCCCAAACGTGATCATATATCTCTGGTCGCTTTTCCAAGTCCTCAAGCCTCTCCATCTCTAGGGCCTTAGTGAACCACGGATTTTCATTCCAGTTGATCTCTACAATCTTGGATTCTCTAGGCGGGTTTTCCCTAAACCGCTGGTGAGTAGCAGACTCCTTGCTCTCTGGATTCCATGTGACCCAGATCTCACTGTCATCCTCTCGGACGGTCGGCACCAGCTTCCGCCATGCCATCTCCGAGACGTCCTCGGCCTCATCTATCCACGCCAGCAGTATGCGGCTCTTCGACTTGACCGAGTTGATATTACTCCGCAGCCCTGAGAATGCGAAATGGATACGGCCGTCCCGGCTCTTGATGTATCGCTCGCCGCATTCGTAATACTCCCGCAGGAAGTCATGCTGCTCGATTACTGTCTTCAGTTCCTCTAGCGAGGAGTCTTCCAGAGAGTTAAGCCGCTCCCGACCGCATAGTATTAGCCCGCTGTTACCGCTCATGCCCTCCTGGTAGCCCCTGATCGCAGTCATCAGCGCAAAGGTGCGGGTCTTTCCGCTACCCCTCCCGCCGTATGCACCTCGGTATCGGGCTGGCCCCTCAAATACCGGGACTAGTGGATCCGGTATCAGTATCGTCGACTGCTGCATCTGCCCTTACGCCCTGCAGCGTAATCACTGTTGGCTTCATAGACCCGTCAGAACTGCTGTGATCAACCTCCTGACGATCTGAGTAGCCATGCTTGGTGAGCATTAGCTTACTGATAGTCGTGTTTAGATCGCCTCTGAGAGCGCCTGAGAAAATCTTCTTCGCCTGATTTACTAGCAAAGTGTCTAAGATGTATAAAAAATCGTCGTCAGAATCACGCCAGTTGTAGAGAGTCCTGCGCGTTACAGACAAGTAGACAGCCAATCCCTCGATTGTAGGGACAGCTTCATCATTCTCGTATCCAACCTCGATATACTCGATCGCCTTGGCCCTGACCTCATCAGTGAGCTTGGTTGGCCTTCCTCGGCCTTGAGGCTGTCCTTCTACTTCCACGGCTTTGTTATCCATTCCTTCCGCCAGCTGGCGAGCTCGTACTCTGTTGGTCTGTTTAGCCTTGAGCTATACATCACACTGATCCTGATGGTCTCATCAATGATCCCATACTCAATCGCTGCTCTCGCCTTCCTGAAAGGTATGTCGAGCATCTCTGCAATATCAGCGCAGGTAAAGTGAATCCGATCTCCCGCCAGTATCAACTTCAAGTAGTCCGGGGCGGTTTTTGGTCGCTCCTTCACTGCTAGTCTATTATATCAAAGTCAGGGTGCGGGATTGAGTAGGCCCAGTATTGCCCCACCTCATGTCCACACCTGATGACTCCCAGGCTGATGTCCTCATCGCTTATTGGATAGGACTCTACTGACCCGTCACTAAATGCCACCAGAACCGTGCCTGCCTCTGAGGGCATCTCTCCTGGCTCTATGGGGTGCCATTTAATATGCACCTCCTGCTCATGTTTGACGCTTGGGCTGACTAGATTGGCGTTTCTATGAACCCCCACGCTACGCACTTCATCTAGCCTTTCGACGCCCAAGCTCGCCGTTGGAGTGGCGCGGGATCTTGTGATACAGAGTGTAGAACGTCCTATCTGGACATCTCAAATGCTTCGGGCATCTGAATATCTCAAGGATCTCATCCTTTC